CCCAGTATTCCCAGCAAAACGTTGGCTCTCACTAAGCTCAAACGTGCGTTCAGCACCGCGTTGGATCATGCCAGACCGACGCATGAAGTTAATCGCTTGGCTAACCGTATCAACCAAGTCGTCATGAATGCCTTTTGGAAATGATTCGACCTCAGTGACAACCATGTCAGCCCATACACGGAATGTATCTGGGTCACCGACCTTAGTGGGTGCATACACTAATCCCTCAGCGAATAGGTGCTGTACGGCATATAGCCGTGCAACCTTGTCTAGATCATTCGGGCTGACCTCACGGACGGAGAACTCTTCAATGCCAACGAGACGCCTGATCTCCTGAGCCACACTAATGCCCGGCCCCTTAGCTTCAACCAGCAGGATGTCCAGCTTCGATTCCCGTGCAGTTTCAACTACCTTGGCGACCAGATCATGGAACTCAAGGCGCTCCTTCCATGCATTGGTCAACATAATCTTGGGAATGTCACCGCCCTGATCAGAGCTTTGGATACGGCTAGATACAGTTCCTTGGAAGTTCTTATTCGACACAGCGGTGTAGTTACCCGAATCACGCCACACGCCCCAGCAAGTCATGGCGGAGAAATCGTTCTCTTTCTTTGTGGTATACGCTAGATCGAGCGATCCAATCGTGATCTCCATGTCGGGGAAGTCATTGCCCTCATATGGTTCCCACCATGTACGCTTGATAATACCGCCACCCGCTGGCTGAGGACGCATCTGTAGCTGACCAGCCGTTCCATACGGTCCAAGCGTTCGCTTCAGGTTATCAACTTCCGTTGGGCCAAACCGCTCAGGCCAGAGAAGTTCACCCTCCTCTTGGCGTGGGTCAGTCCACATAATATCGCCCTCACCGTCATTGGCCGAATCAGGCACCAACACCGTGTAAATGCGACGGCTAGGCTCGAACTCCATTGGCAACATCAGATGTGTCCAGTTACCAATGTCCTGCGACAAGATATGTCCAGTGATGTCACGCTCGTTCAGTCTTTGCTGGACCACAATACGACAGCCAGTCTTTGGATCGTTCAGACGTGTAGACCAAGCCATATCCCACCATTCAATGGTAGACATGATCACAGCCTCAGAGTTGCTCTCACGCGCATTGTTAGGATCGTCGCAGATTAAATACTGTCCACCCAAACCAGTCGTAGAGCCGCCAACCGACGTGGTCATACGGCGACCACCTGATTCGAGATCGAACTGGCTCTTGGTGTTCTGGTCGCTCGATACCTGAACGCGATCACCCCAGCGCGATAGATACCAGTCACTCTCAAGCAAGCGGCGGCACTTCAAGCTGTCCTGCAATGCCAATGTCTGGCTATACGATGCATGTAAGAATTGAACACCATTGCCCGACACTGGTGTATTCTCAGGCTGGGCAAACACCCACGCAGGGAACAACACACCACACAGCGTTGACTTACTGAAACGGGGCGGAATGTTAATGATCAAGTTGCGGATGTTACCGTCAGCACAAGCCTGAAGGTGATCACACACCGCTTGCATAGAGAAACCACCACCAACGAATGGCGCTGGATCAATTACGTGCCACGCTTCCTTGGTGAAGTCATACAGGCTGCGCTCCATGCGACGTTTAGCCAATGTAGACCGAAGCACTTCAGCCTCTTCACGAGACATTTTAGTTATATCAAGCATCGTCTTCGTCATCCAGATCGATAACAATCTCATCTGGTGCGGGTAATGCCAGAATAGCGTTCAGCATTGATTCGAGCTGCTCTTGCTCCTCAATGTCCAAAACGTCCACGTCAATCTTCTGTGTCAATATTGGACCACCGCCAGCTCCAGTGACTTCCATTTGTTTAACTTCAGCCCAACGGCCTTTGCCACGCTTGCTTAGGAAGAACTTAGCCGCATCTACAGCCTTGTCAGTTTTAGCCGTCATCTCATCCAACAACACGCCAGTTGCCAGCGTCATTGTATCAGCCCAGCCAGTTCGTAGTTCTAGATCGTAATGCTTTACCAGCGTCTTTTCATTGACGCCCATAGCCTCAGCGATCTCATATTGCCATAAACCAGCCGCAGCCATTAGTTTAACTGTACGCCTTGATGCGTCAGACACTTTATGTGATGGACGGCCCATCTGTTTTGGCTTCTTTGGTCTGGCCATAGTAATTCCATAAAGTTTGATTTTTCTGTTGTATCACAACACTTTACAAACACACGAATCTTGTTTGTCTTTCCCCCCATCTATTTTTACGGTTTTTTGCGGTACTATGATACCCCACAAATGAACTGAAATTTGGTTCATTTGTGATTACTTCCTACCCTGACCTGATGCCATATTCATAAGTATGTTGGCTACTTCATGCCGTTCCTTGCCCTTTAAATTATTTGCCAAGTGAACAATATCCTCGACTAACTCATTGTACTGCTTCCTCATAGCATTCTCGCTTATTTGGGCGCGATGTATTGGATCAGGCTGGATGTTAGCTTCCTTCCTGTGCTTGGTAATGAATGTAACAGCTGTTTTCTCAGTAATTTGAAGTGCTTTAGATATTTCTTTCCATGACGAACCATTCTGGCGCATGTCATAAGCTTTCTTGTGCCGCGCTACTGTGTCCGCCCTACGCTGCTCTGGGTCTCTTGGAATCATCATATCTCTATGTGTTACTATGGTTTCACCAGCTATAGCATTGATCAGAAAACCAACAGTACGGGTAGTTTTGTGTCCAATGTCCCGCAACCCGTGCCACCAGTGCCTGTATTTTACCTTGGATAAATCACCCAATGTTTTACACGGAATGATACGGTTACCCATATAAGTGTAGCCACCCCACCTGTTGAGTTCCTCAGAATACACTGGCTCTTGCATTCCACTAACTTCAACGTGATTAAAGAACTTTTTAATCTGCGTCTTCATGTGTCCAGTCATTTCAATTGCTGACAGGTCCACATCCTTGAACTCGATATCTTTCCAGTTTTCGTTTTTCATTTGTTGATCCTTACTTATCATAAACAATGTTTGGAACTTGGCCCCATTGCCAATCCCACAGATACCATGCGTATGAATGCCGGGGCGACCCCTTACTACCCTCAATCCACTTGGGGCGACGTGTTAATACGATCTTACAGGCGAATGGTGATGCGTTACCGAACATGCCCTTTCGGCTACTGGCGCAGTCAAACTCATTCCTGAGTAACATGGCTACTTTGCCACCGAAGTTCTTTGTTAGCAGTAATGCGTGGTTAATGAACTGATCAGCTAAGTCCTCAGCGAATGGTGGGTTGGTTATGATATCCCTTCCCTTATTCTCCCATGTGAGTAGGAAGTCTTTTACATCATATCCAAAGCCGTAGTCGTGTATGTCTGAGCAGTAAACATCTATGCCCGTGTTAGCCAAGGTGTTTGCGATGGCCCCCTTGCCAGCCGCTGGTTCCCACACACGAGTGAAGTCCTCATGCCTCAGCAGAACCTCCGTACACCAAGCTGGGGTCTCGTAGTGATCCCATGCCCTACGTTCATAATGCGTTGCGTTCATTAGTTGGTCTGACATGGGATACACTCCTGTTTCGTTATCGTTGAGCGGTATCTGGATACCACAGTGGTTTGTGTTAGCCTTTAATTGCTTTGATGATGTAGTAAACATTACCAATCACCATTCCCCACAATATACACGCCGCTGGGAACTCAATCATCCAATAGTCAAAGCTAACTAGCGTAGGAATTTCCATATCAATCCTCCTCTGGCTCAATCAATAAAGCATCAAGCATATTAAGAATGGCAACCTTCTCAAGATAATTAACGTACTTGCCAACCTGAACGATCATTTCAAGCGAACCAAAAATTGGCATTACCTTCTTATCGGCGAAGTGATTGATGATGTAAGATGTCAGGGTAACTGATTTTAAGCCAATTGATGGCTGTTCAACCCAACCCCACGGTCCAGCTTTAACTACTTCATTCATTGACCCATAATGATCTAACAAGCGCATGAACTTAGTGAATGAGTTTGGCTTGAACATCTGTGTTATCCAGATTGGCAAGTCGTTGGTGTCGAATGTTTCTGTTGTGATTGAGTGCCAGTTTTTCATTTGTCTTTGTCCCATGAGAATTTTGGTAATGTCACTTTTGGCTTTTCGCCTGACATTGTTGCACTGATATCTGCGTTCTTCTTTACCCGCTTTGCTACTGCTGCCCTTGCCTTCCCTTTCTGTTCAATCTTTGGTGCTTTTGTTGGTTTATCGTCTGCATTAGTGAATTTAATTGCCATTGCTGTCAGCCTTCCTCATCAAATTGCAACTTATCGGTAATTGATTCGATGATCTGCTGAGTGGCTGGCGACCAATCCATAGCCCTAGCTTTTTTCAAAAGACTATACAGAAATGCCCTATAATCATCCACGATCTCTTCGTACAGATCAATTTCCTTGCGATACTCAACACATACATCGCCCAATCTGCGGGTTTCGCGGTTCAGGAACACTAATTCATCAACAGCATCCATTCCCTTGGCTCCATCAAGCAATTCTGGCTTAATCCCGTCCCATAACTTATTCGTTACCATCTGCTTCTTTTCTTTTGGCGTTACACTAGCCCGCACACACATCATTTTTCTCCTTCAACGTGCTTTAAAATACGCTTTAGCATCTCATGATCTTGTTTAGAGCGGCGGTCATTATCCCGTCCTTCAAGCTTCTGACCAACCATAATCAATGGCAATGCAACCAACTGGATAACACCACCGGATACGTAGAAAACTAACTGCTCCCACTTTGCGTCTAATGATGGTAATAGTGACCATATCATAAAAGCGTAAACGCAAAACATTGATGACATAGCTGCGACTGTATGTCTAGCCATCCAATCATTAAATTTATGGAAGTGATCGAACATTTTATAAATCCTACGCTATTGAGATAGCCGCGAGTAGTAACCACCCCCATCCCGACACATCATGTACACCGCCCACAATAGCACAAATTAGGGCAATGCTGGCAACAATATGATTTCCCCGCATCACCAATCCTCCGTTAAAATAAGGTTAGCCATAGCTGACCATGCAGAATCAGGTGCTATACAAGCCAAACCAAGAGAATTACCCGCCACCAGCCTATTTGCTGCTCGACCAGCCTTCAGCATTTCTTCTGTTGGATTTTTAAGGAGACTACGAATCCGTTCAACCTCATCTGCGGCTTCAATCAATAGCCAATGATTCTCAGGGTTATTTCCCGTCCCGTTCCGCAACCGTTCTACAATATCCATCACTCACTCTCCTTCAAGACTGTTAATGTTTTGCGAATATCTTTTTTAATGGCGTCAAGAATGTCATCTCCATTGCCACACTCTAGGATGTCTTCCAGTTGCTCACGATACCGATCATTCTCTGCCCTGAGGCGAACCAATTTTGAAACTGTCACGTCGTCAGCATGTCTATCTGTTGGTTTATATGGCCCTAACCACCTAATGCTCATTTTGGTTTCCTCAATGAATTTTGGACATTGCAACCGAAAGACTTGGACACATGATTGGGTCATGCATTACGCCGTAAACGTAATAATCAAATCCATATGATTCTTTAACTGCCCAAATTTCAATGTTACCTTTTTTGTAAACGATGTAAGCCATTGTATTTCTCCGTTAGTTTCCCGTTGGCCGTTGTTGATGAACATAGATATAAACGCATCCACGAATCATGTCAACTCATGTTTTATTCTTTTTCCAATCCATGCCATCACTGGCACAGCCATTGAATTTCCTAATGATTTGTATCTGGGTGTGTCTGATGCACCGTGAATATCAGTGTAACCATCTGGAAATCCTTGAAGCCTTTCACATTCGCGTGGCGTCAGGCGTCGAACAGCCATTTCTTGTTGAATAAAACGCTGTTGATTAGTTCCGCGAGTTTCTCCCGCAGAATCCAATGTAGCCATTACTTCTCCTAATGGCCTAACAATTCCATCAGAAGATGCGTATGCTATTGGCTGTACTATAGCAGGAATGTGCGCTCCAGCCGATAAAGGGTGACATGGATCACCGGCTTTGGGGTTACTAAAATTATAAGGACTTGTAATCTGAGTAGTATCAAAAGGCAGGGGTTGCGCTATATACGTTGTGCTTTCATGCTTATCGGCTTTTGATGCACCAGAACGTAAACAATGTCCAAGATTAGGATTTTCACCAACACCAAACGGAATCGGTTGTGCAACACAAAAATCTAACTCATTCGCATTGCCAGCCGGACGAGTTAAACCGCCCGTATTAGATGTTAATGTTCCAGACACATTTGAATTTGTAACTACGGGCAAGGTTTCTGTTTCTGGGTCGTAACGTTGACCAACGCCTGTCGTAAGGCACTTGGCAGTGTTTTGCCCCTTTTCTCTGCACGGCGGAGTATCCCTTCGCAAGCCTTCGCGCTCAAAAAGAACTTCTGCGGGATCAAACCCATCTCTAGCACTTGCGACAACGAACAGACGACGGCGTCGTTGGGCCACTCCAAAGTATTGAGCGTCGAGAACTCGCCACGCCGCACGTCTTTTCGGTCCCATAACCATACCTGAGTTTGTCCATTTGCCCCCTGTCGGGATGAGGGGTTCATCGTTTCCCACAAGGGCACCAAGGAAGCATCCGAAGGCGTTGTCCTTAACGGAGAGCACTCCGGGGACGTTTTCCCATACGATGACTGTTCCATCAGATCGAAGATCGTCAATTGCATCTGCAAGCCTTACAAATTCTAGGGTCAAGTTACCACGGTCATCATCAAGGCTGTTGCGTAACCCTGCCACAGAGAAGGCTTGGCAAGGTGTGCCACCAACTAAGATGTCAGCGTCTTTTATCCAATCTTGTTCACGCAAAACGGTAAAGTCACCATGTAGAGGTACATCTGGATAGTGGTGGGTTAACATCTTACGCGGAAATGGTTCAATCTCACTGAATGCTAATGGTTCCCAACCTAATGAGTGCCAAGCAACGGTGGCGGCTTCAATGCCAGAACAAACTGATAAATATTTCATTTGTTTTTCTTTGTTGTTCCAAAACCCTTATTAGGGTTCTTTGCTTTACCGCCAATTTTACCGCCAGCAGATGCTGTTTCAGATGTGAACTTGTTTCTATTACCTGTTTTTCCACCAAGCGATGAAACTTGTTTACGTTTTTCAGCTGACAATAGGGCGAACCCTGTTTTGTTCTTCAATTCCATGTTGCATGTAACCTTTGTTGATTTGGATGATTGATAGGAATGGGCTGTTAACCAGAACGATTGGCTGGGCTATGATCATCCAAGACTTGACGCGGGGACCAGTAGCCCCCGCAATCCGTTTCCGCTTGAACAATGGGATAATCATTGCACGTTTTGCTTAAATGTTAGGGATGGCTTCGGTGTGGAAATCTTGCAGTTCTTGGTCCACCAATCTTCACCCATTTCCTTCTTGACCTTATCGGTGTCAAGGGTCCAACGAACTGAACCTTCTGAGAACACAGCTTTAAAAAGATTGCCTGAAACTTCTTTGCCGGTAGCGCGCTCGCGAATCACTTCTTCAGCTGCGTTGAACTGAGCCGTGAGTTCCTTGATCTGAGCCTTGAGGTAAGCTGCCGCGTCGATGACTTCAGCGGTGTTCATTGCGGTGTAATCAGTTGCGTTGCTCATTGTAGTCTCCTTGGGTTGGGCCTCAGCCCCGTTGTTGATGTATCTTGTGTAAACGCATCCACAGCATCGGTCAATAGCCCCGATCAATAATTTCTGAAATAATCGACCAATCCTTCTCGTAGTATTTTGCCTTGATCTTCTCGACCACATCCTTGTCGTCAGCCGTCGTGAAGTTGACGATGTTGCCGTTATTGTCTTCGGCATAATTGATATGGATATAGGAGAAGTTCCACGACGTATCGCCATCATAGTCGGAGCCGTACTCAACAAGCGCCGTGGCATCGACGAGCACTACCTTATCGCCAATCGTGTATTCAAAGTTGTCGATTGCGAACTCAAAATCACCATCACAAAAAAACATTTTCGTCTCCGTTGGTTGCCCGTGGGCCGTTGTTGATGAACATAGGAGTAAACGCATCCACAGATGATGTCAACAGCCTATTTCGTCAGAACATAAATTCATCACTTCAATCATATCCGCTAAATGATGAACACGCTTATCGGACAGCACTATCACGCGCCAAAGGTCAAACACTGGCGACCACTGGCACCACGCAATCTCGTTGCCGTCATGAAACACGGTAAACATGGTCTCGCTTTGGTATTTTATATCAAATTCGCTGCTCATTTCGCTTTTCCCTTAAAACATCGTTCCAGTCACCGATCCGTGGTGGAACACGAACCTCAATCTTCATCTCAGGATTTGTCATCTTTAAACGCCTAGCAAGATCGTAGGCTGCTGAGTGACCCGTGAAATTAACATCGTTATCCGCGAAAATTGTTAAGAAATTGCAAATTTTTGGCGGCTGAAACTGTTTTAATAAAGGTGCGCTAATTGCTGACCATGTTGGTATGCCTGTCAGGATACTGGCTGACATTGCTGTCTCAATGCCCTCAGCAATACCCATTGATTCGGCTGGCTCTGTAAGTCGAATAGCTGAACCGGGCGGGATTGATCCGGCCATAAGCAGCTTATTCGGGTTAAAACCGGCAACTTCACCGTTTGTGAGCAAGTACGTCTTATGTACGGACACGCCACGACCATCCACGTCACTGACTTTGGCCGCCATGACAAAATATGATCGGTAATCACCGTCAGGATGTGTTGCGTGTCCCTCACGAATGACAGGGGAGGCATAGAAGCCGTTTAATCGTGTTGTAAGGTATGACCACACCGGAGAGCCATTCATGATCCTCCGCGTGCTTTTCCAGAACCGTTCCGCTGACGCATGAGTTTTTTCCGTATCAACTTTTGGCACGGCCCTAAGTGTGGCGGTATCTATCAATGGTTCTACCATTTTGAGGACATCTCCGGCTGGTATTCCCCTGATTCGCGACACCAAGTTAAATCCATTACCCGCACCGCAGTTAGAGCAAATCCAATTGCCATCTCCCTGCTTGTTATCAAACCGAAAGCGATCCTTACCGCCACAGATTGGGCATGGGCAATGTTTGCCAGATAGGTGTGCGCTATCGACCCCCAACTGTAGAAGGATGCCATGCCACTTGCCGTGTGATTGGGCTATTGCTGTTGCGAAGTTCATTTTTCTCACGTTGTTTTGCCTTAGTGATGTTTAAATGCTTGATCCAAGCTGATGTAGCCTGTGACGGCATGATCGGGGATGGCCTACTAGCTGGCCCCACACCAAACCTCTGACGGTAAGCGTGATAAGCCCAACCATCTTTGTATCCCTTGATTTGAGCGTGTCCAAGCAATTCTGCGTAGAATGTTGATTTGGCAGCCGCTGGCCAGTCTTTGGCAATCTGCTTTTTGTTTGGCGTTAGTTCTAACAATTCACCCTCTTCTGTATTTATCTTTGATACGTACTCAGCTTTAAAGCCACAGGCTGGGCATTCCCGTGTTTTTGGGGGGCGAACGAACGTGCATTTTGGACAGGGTTTCGGTAGCGGCGTTTCTTTTTCAAACTTACTGGCCGTTCTTTTATCGCCCGAATCGAGTGTCTCATGGTGAATATCCGTTACAAATCCAAGACGGATTGTTGTGTCACTGTGATCAAGAATCACTAAATCATCCTTGTCTTCAGCCGTCCTAAGTCCACGGCCAATGATCTGTGTATACAAAATCTCAGAGCGTGTAGGTCGCGCCAAAATGATGCACCGCACATCCCAATCAATGCCAGTCGTGAGAACACCGACATTACAGACAATCTTTAAATCACCGTCCGCGAATTGTTTGGCGATTTCCTGACGTTCCAACAGTTCAGTAAAAGAATCCATATACCCTGTTGGAACTCCAGCAGCCAAAAACTCTTGCTGTATCTTTTTGGCGTGAGCACGATCCACACCAAAGCATAGCGTTGGACGATCCTCACCCTTCTCTAACCATGTTGAGACAATATCGGCCACAAGAGTACCCTCCTGCATGGCGGCAGATAATCCTTTAGTCTCATAGTCACCCTTAACGATCTTAACATCTGTCAAGTCTGGGTGGGCTGGAGCAAACACACGGAAATTTGATAGATACCCCGCGTCAATTAGTCGCTGTGTTGTTGTTCCAACAATCAAATCATCATACAGTTTGCCCATGCCTCTGGCCCACGGAGTTGCCGTTAATCCAATAACAGGTATTCGATTTTCGGCCAGTTTCTCAAACCACTTACCGTAGAACTTAAACAGGACGTGAGCCTCGTCGATGATGACCAAGCCACAATCTGGCACATTACGCCGCATCAGTGTCTGGATCGAAGCAACCTGAACCTGAGCCGTGTGATCCGTGCGCTCGTGATAGGCTTGCATGACACCGATATCGAAGATGCCATCCCGTTCAAATGACTTAACTGTTTGGTCAACGAGGTTGATTGCTGGAACGCAGAAGATAACTCTGCGCCCCCGTTCGAGTGCCATGTTGATGATATTACCCGCGATGGCAGTCTTACCGCCACCCGTTGGAACTTGCAGCACCGGCCTTTGTTTACCAGATCGAAGTGACTGGCGGAGAGCCGTAATCGCATCCTCTTGATAATCACGCAGTTTGTGCATTGTCTCTCTCGTAACATTTAACGTCGTAAAGGATTGTTTTGTGATCACGTTGCAGCCATCGACCAATTTGGCTAGCTGAGTATTTCAAATCTTTAACGGCAAAGTAGGCAACTTCACGACGAATTTTGACAACTTCGGGTTTATGATTCGGGACGATTAGAGAGTTAGGATCGACACTATGTTTTTGAGCAATTTTAATCAGTAGCTTTGAGAAATTGTTATTGGGGATATGGTCCACCTTGAACACAACTTCAACGGCTTCCTCAACACGGGAAAATACGACCTTTTGAACTTCTGGTGGCCTAATTGGGACAAGTCCCGCTGACTTGCCAAGTCCGCCCAATCTTTTTCTAACTGCCAAGTAATGTGCACGTAATTCATTGTAGTTTCGGAAGTCCTGTGTCATCTGCCTCGCCCATTGCGTAAATCGTTACAACCATCGGCTCTGATGATTCTTTGGCCCACTCAGCAGCCAAAGCCATGCACTGCGAGTCGTCTTCTACGATGTGGAGCTTAACAAGTAGGTCACTGGTGGCCTTCAAGATATTATCCAAATCACGACGTTTGTTGGTTTTTCTCGCCCTAATGTGAAGGGCATACTCGCCATCAATTGTCTGCTTAGTCTGTTGTTTTACCATCCAACCAGCCTCTTCAAGCCAGTCTTTGTAGAGCTTCGTCTTGTACATTCTGGAGCCAGTTATGCGCCAAAGAGCGTTAGCTGACGGAGCCAGTGGAAGAGTTAATTGTATCATTACTTTTCACCAAAAAAATCTTCCGGTTTCAGATAACCCCCTGATGCTGCAATGATTTTCTTTGCTGCACTGATTAGCGGGTATTGTTTATATCGTTCAATTCGAGACAAAGATGCCATCGAAATTCCAGTTTGAAAAGACAAATCGTCAAGTGTGACAAAGTGTTCCTTTCGAAACATTCTCATGGGATGGGTAGGCGTATATTCGAAATCGATTTCCGACCCGCTGTTGTGTTTGGCTGCATCCGAATCAATGGGTTTTCCCATGTCCAACATTCTCCAGTTCCGTCTTGAAAACAAACCCACATCAAATGGTGTTCAAACCCATAGTCGATCAGGAAGTGCGCCATAGCGCTGCCCTTTGGGGTAAATACAGGTAGCGGGGGATCGAGCCGTTCAATCATTTGACAATCCTTGCATTGAGTGCAATCAATAACATGCCGAAAACAAACATACAAGGGTGTTAACCAATGAAACAGTTTCCACATGGCGCACAGTCGGATGCCACTGAGTTGCATAAACTTAGATTAGCTATGCCAGTTATAGAACATGAAATTACTAACCTTCTGGCTAACATATATATTAATAATCCTGAGTTAAAGAATGATGATACTTTTAAGTCAGATATCTTAGAAGGTTCTACTGACTATATGGATATTATTAATAAATGTTTATTAGAACTATCTATTACAGAAGGTTATATAGAAGGTATTAAAATATCGCGGGCGCGTATGGATGACCGAATTTCGAAACATACCGTTCGCGTTAATTTGATCCGTACCTTGCTCCGCCGCATGTTGGAGATGGCCGATATGCGTACCGTTAAGGCCGCCAATGGAACCGTTTCGCTGAGCCAGAAGCCTCTGTCGGTACAAATTTTGGATGAGGGGTTGATCCCCGATGAATTTATGCGTATCAAAGTTGAACCAAACAAGACGTTGATTGGTGAAAAGCTAAAGGCTGGCGAAGACGTTCCCGGCGCAACGCTGTCAAATGGCGGCGAAACATTAACGGTAAGGTAACGATGAAAAACATTATCAAGGCATTGAATGAGGTGATGAAATCCGTCTCCTACGTTCAGAAATCTTCCGAAAACAAGTTCCACGGCTACAAGTATGCCAGCGAATCATCCCTCCTCGAATCACTTCGTCCTGCGATGATTGATCAGGGATTGGTGCTTATCCCAAGCATCGGAAACGTATCGCCAATCGACGCGCACGGTAATACAACCGTCACCGTCGAATACACATTGGCTCACACATCGGGCGAGATTTGGCCTGATAAAATCATTGCCGTTGGTTGCGGTAATGACAAGTCTAAATCTGGCAGCGTAGGCGACAAGGGTATCTACAAGGCTCTGACAGGGGCCAACAAATATCTGTTGTTTAAGTTGTTCCAGATTGAAACTGGAGATGATCCTGAGAAAGAGGATGGCGATAAGTCAGCACCGAATCAGGAAGTAGAAAAACCAGCGCCAAAGAGGCAGCCGCTTAAAAAGATTGAACTTCCAAAGCGTGCTTTAGAGGCTAAGGATGTTGATAACTATGTCGGTGTTTTCACTGGAATGCTGGAAATGTGCCTTGATGAAAAGGAAGTTAGGGCAACATGGAAATCAGAAAGTGAAAACAGAATTACACTGGCAATCGTGCCAAACACTGATGAGTACACAAAAATGACCGATGCTTGCACGGCACGGATCAATGCAACGAAAGGAACTAAAAATGTCTAATTATGAAGTTAAAGACATGAGCGGATCAGCGTTCAAAAATAAATATAAAACCCAAGATAAGCATCCAAACTATACCGGATCGGTTAAAGTGGATGGTGAAGATTACAAATTGGCAGTGTGGATTAAGGTAGATCGTAATGGTGAAAAGTTTCTCTCATGCAGTTTCCAAAAAGCCGATCAAGACAATAAATCTAATGGGGGACAACGACAGAACGCCACGCCAATTGATCTCGACGATGACATTGCCTTCTGATCCAAGTTTTAGATTTGAGTGGAAAGCGGTCTCTTATCGTCCTGAGGCCGTCACGAATGAAGCCCGTGGTATTGTCATTGGCAAGGGATTTAGCACCAAGCGAGATACTATCAATATCTTGCTTGAGGCTCTCCCCTTAACCGATCCAGACAACTTCTGTCGGGTAATCCTTCGTCCATTGGAATATATGGAAATTGATGAGCATTGGCCTGAGCGGTGGACAGTTTTGTCTTATAAGACTGACCGCAACGGTTCGACTAAGAAGACAATTATTGGCAATGGTTGGCTTGAGGATAACTAAATTCTTGTAATCCTTGATGCCCTTCCAACGCCAAATCAAAACGTAGAGTGCTGGATTGCACTTAAACCAAGGATCGAACGTCACTATGCAAACACCGTCGAGACTGATTGAAAACCAATGGATTGAGGATGCTCTTCAGTATCTCTCAACCTCGACAGATCAAACTGCTGCTGCTCGCGCCAATAGGGTGCGAGCAGAGTTCACCAGAAAGCGAACCAAGGCAAACTTAATCCTTCGCTCACCCGAATCATCCGTAGCAATGCGTGATGCTTGGGCTGAATCGCATGACGACTACAAAGAAGTTTGCGATGCAGAAGTTGCAGCAATTGAGGCCGACGAGTGGCACAGGGCGCAACGAAACAAGTGTGACACGATTATTGAAGCGTGGAGGACGGAACAGGCCTCCCACAGAGCAGGGAGTAAGTTCCAATGAGTAATGCACCATTTATATCCTATCAAACTCCACATGACTTAAATCGAGAAAATCAAATCATCGAGTTCTTGAGCGCCCAGTGGAATTTTGAATATGAAAAGATGGGTGATTACAGCATCTTTGACTTTAAGTGTCGGAGGAATGGTCAAATCATTGGCTTCATTGAGGTTAAAACCAAGAGCAAGCCATACACTGACTTCGACACCTATATCTGTACAAAGAGTGACATAGACCACGGCCTGAAACTAGCTGAAGAAACTAAGTTGCCAGCGTTTTTGGTAGTTAAATGGCCGGACTATTTTGGTTACCTTGATATCCTCCACAATCAATATGAATCTCGTCCATCTGGTCAACGAAACAGAAACGACCCACGAGATTACGAAGCAATCTGCTACTTGATACCAAGAGAAGAATTTAAGGAAATAAAAGGTTTTTCCTTTAATGACTGAGGATATGGGAACCACTAAACGAGGTAACCTATCGCAAAGAAGAAAGTTAGCGATATGGGAACGAGAACATGGCAAATGCATGATCTGCTCAGTCAAGTTGAGGACAGGTCATTTTATCTTTGAGCACGTCCGGGCCTTGGAACTGGGAGGGTCGGATACGGACGAGAATATACGTCTTACGTGCAAGGCTTGTGCTACGGAAAAGACGAAGGAGGATCACAGCAGAGCAGCGAAAGCGAAACGAGCGAAGTCATCAACTTTAGGTTTAAAAGAATCCAAAACCCCACTGCCATATGGAAAGAACTCAAAATGGAAGAAAAAGCTAAACGGAACTATAGTAGCCCGCTGAACTGGCGTCAGTTCATTGATCACACACAGAAGACCGCTGAGGCTAACGCTGTTAAAAATGGTGATCCAGTTCCAGCAATTACGAAGGCATCCCTGATAGCCTCTGTAATGCTTGAGAAAGAGGTAACGGCGCACGACGTATCAATCATCATGATGTGTATATCGTTAGCCAAGGTCAGTGAGGATCGCCTTAATCCCGATCTGTACCGTGATGTGATCACAACGTCAGCACACACAGCTCAATTCGCAAAGCCGGTAGATGGTAGCTTTGCTGAACTGAGGATAATGTCTGACTTAGCTAATCAACTAGCAGCAACAGACGCAGCTTAACGCTTGGCTGCATCCAACGCTTGAACAACTGCGTCGTCGGGTAATGAAAGCATATGCTCAGTCTTGCTTGCCAACATAACCTGACGGCGCTTTAAATCACGAAGAAGTGATTCTGCCGTAAGACCACCGACTTTACCGCCAGCCTTATGGCCCTGACGTTCAGATTCATATGGTGGATTAACGCGAGAGTTCAGAAGCAATGCCTTTTGCGACAAATCGCCAATCTTATCCAACATTGATGATACAGCGTAATCCTTCTGCGCCATTGATGCTAACTTTTCCAATTTAGCTGGATCATTTGAAGCCATAAGTTTTACGACACTGTTGGCGACACGATTTTGGGCAAAGTTTAAAGTTCCCTTTGCTGCCGCCGATGCTATTGCGCCACCAAGAAATCCCGCTGCTAGATTTAAAGATAAGGTTTGAGTTCCAACGCCTTGGGCTAAAGCACCCATTGCACCACCAACTCCCTCCCACATACCTAAACCATTTGCAGTGTCTTTTGCTCCAACTTTTCCAACTTTAGCTAAAGTGTTTTCAATTCTAGCATTTCCAACAAGTTTATCAAATCTATCATCGCCCAAGACAGCTCTGGCACGACTAGAAATTGACGGGCTATCAACAAGTTTTAAAAACTTATCTAGACCCTTTTCATTAATAATTTCTTTTATATAACTGGCAGCACCAGTTGCCATTAGCTCTTGCTGCTCTGGGTTTAGCTTTTTTCTTAAATCAAAAAAATCAGATGCCTTAAAAGCACTCATGTTTTTCATTGAATTATAACCAGATTCAATAGCACTTGATGATCCAAATGCTTCTGATGCCGCGTTTCTCGCGTTAGCATATTCAGGGACAATTGAATCAAGTTCGTTAACCAACCGGCCTTTTAAGCCCAACAAACGACGTGCTTCATCTTTAGAGCCACCACGCATGGCAGTTGATATTTGGTCATCTAGATTACGTTTTACTTGATCCCAATACATCAAGTTAGGAGGGGAATTAGTTCCAACCTTAATTCCTAATTCGGGGTCCGATGCAACAGAATCAGCAACTTTCATTGCTTTTTTAAAGTCATCAACTTGCATTAAATCCCTTAATTTAGGAGAAAATACATTTTGAGCATTCATTGATGAGTTAGCTAAATCATAGATTTTTCCAGTTTGAATTTTGTTTTCCGCTTCTATCTTTGACTGCAATGCGGGGGCATCTAATTGCGTACCCATTACTTTATCTTCAAGATATGATGACACATTACCCGCAGCCGCATCTTTACGAGCCATCATTTCTTCATTTAACTTTTTAATAGCCGCTTTTGATTCAGGTGTCTTAAAGCCCATCTTTTCAAGAAGCGCTTCGCCACGGGGGCCAACGACATCCCAAGGAGTTGGCTTATAGCCATTATCAATCATTTTTTGTAGATCATCTGGACTGATCTTTGATTGGCCAGTTGCAAAATCCTCACCCATAGCCTTCACAAGTTTTGCTTGACCCTCAACATCTGGCAAAAGATATCTAACGCCACGCGACATCAAATGACCGCCAGCTAAACCAATCGTGCCGCCCAGAAATCTGGCATATGGATCAACTTGATCAAATCCAGTTTGTTCAGCGGCCTGACCAGCTAATTCAGATGCGGCTCCGCTAACGGCTCCAACAGAACCTTCTTTTACTGCCGTCTTACCCGCAGTACCCAATAACTCTTTCACTGCTGATGGAACGGATGTAGCAGCCTCAATTACCTCAGGAGCCTTGGTTAATGCACCCAATCCACCCGTAAGGGCCATACCGCCGCCAACGCGAGTAGCTGACCCAGCCAGTTTACCAGCAGCAGTTTGTGGCTCATATTCCAAGGACGATGGAGTAATAGCGCGTGTTACCTCTTCCATTCCATAAGGAGTTGGAAATGGAACGCCAAAAATAGAATTAGTAACAGCACCTTGTTCTGGAGCCATTTCCTTTTCAATTGCTTCCGCAGTACCCGGTTTAGCGTAGCCTAAATATTCAGCTGGATATCCAATTACATACTTTGCAGCCTTAGCCTTAGCCACATCCATCAATTCGCCAGCGCCGCCAACAATGGAAGCGATATCACCGGGAATATATTTGGCTTGGCTTGCCATTGATTTTCTAACATCCTCACCGATAGATGAGGGGACATTGTATAGATATTCAGTGCCAACCCCAGCTGATGGAGCGGCTTCTGTCGCAGGGATGTCAGAGGACCAACGACGAGTTGGCTTCACATCTGGTTCTGCCCAATTGTATTCCGTTCCAGAAACATCAGTCATGTGTCACCTATTCAACGTCGGCAAATATTGGATTACCCTTTGCGGAAAACTTAATAAACCTCTTCTTATGAGGTTTAACTGGTTCACCATTTGGACCCTGATCTAGGATATATGTTTTACCCGGAACAAAACTTGCCTTGTTGGTGGGAGCAGCACCATACACAGCTATGTCTTTTAAGGCATCATCAGTATATTTCGTCAGGTTATTCTTTTTATTGAACTCACCTTCAAAGTCTGCCTGATCAAATGCCCCCTTGTTTTTATTACGGAAATCAAGAGCATCATAGAAATGCTTGTCAGCAAAATTCAATGAACCTTGAAGCTGAGACATAATATTTTCAACAGTTCCGGGCTGAAGGGTTGCACTTGGAGCTTGCTTTTCAAGTCCAGCCAATTCAGCAACCTTTACACCACCAGAATATTGCTTAACGTCGCTATAAATTTGACGCAATGTATCTTTCAAGAAAGATTGAAATGCCACTGCATTTACTTTAGCCGAATCTGGAACAGGAATACCAATCGCATCCAACGAAGACTGAATGTTGGCAAACTGTTCTGCAAAAGCATTTGGCTTAAAATTTTCAACAATTTTGGAAATCGAAGCCAATTGCTGCCTAGAATTTTGACGTGAAAGAGCATCGCTGGCTTGTTTGTTAAACCAGTCCGCATTGCTCTTTACGTTTTCCTGCATAGATTTCCATTGATCCCAACCCGGAACCTTAATCAGTTCGCCATTAGGACCAACGCCAACGCCCTTTTCAAGCATAGTGTCTTGAGCCTTAGTTGCTTGCTCACGCAGTTTCTCAGCAGCCCTAGGATCATCTCCAGAAATCAATGCGGCACGATCACGCAAAGTTTTTGGATTATTGTTAGGATCAAGTGAGGTCAAAAAGGATGGGTCATTTATTTTAGGCAGACCATATCTCTCTGGTTCTGCTGGAACAGCTGTCTTTGGCTGTTCCTTAACTTCTGGAGCGACAACAGCTGGAGCCTCCGCTGGCTTTGGTGCGGATACCGCTGGAGCTGGCGTTGCACTAACTGATGGAGCTGGGGCAGTAACTGGAGGCGCTTCCTGAGGCTTGGGTGCGGCAACCGCTGCGCCAGCAACTGCGGCTGGGGCAGCTATAGCGGAAACAGGAGTGCCACCAGCCCCGCTAACGCCGAACGTAGCAAGTGATGAGGCCAGACTATCAATTCCGCTTTGAATATTTTCAGGAACAGGTTGGCCATTCTCAATATAAGATGCTTTTTGCATTCTCAATTGTTGAAGGGCGGTCATGCGATTTGTAATAATCGCATTTTCAACTTCCTTGCCCTTATAGACATTACCCTGCTCTTGAACGCCGATTTCACGACCCCGCAATGCCTGTTCAGCCAAAGCCTTCTGGGTCTCATAATCAATTTGACGTTGTTTGGCATAGGTATTCATGCCAGTAAGGCCGCCCTGACCAATGGCCTGAGTGAGAAATGGCGACGGGCTTGCCATCATGCCAAAGCCAGCAGCCATCATGGCCTGACGAGCATCATCAGATAATGGTTGACCCTTATTAAAGGTGCTTGAAATAAAACCCGGCTGCGTATCTGATCCAAATACACCACCCAGACCCTTAGATATAGATGATCCTAATCCACCCAAGAAACCTTGATCTGCGGAAACGGTTTTTTCTGGATCAGCCGAACTGCCATCAGCATGTGGAATGCGGGGAACAAGACCGCCAGTGGCATACATGGATTGGCCTAAAGTACCACCAATACCGCTATCTCCACTAATATAACTTGGCAAAACTGATGAAGGAGCGGTGGCTAAACTGTATTTTTTGTAAGCCTTACCAAACCCTTCAATACCAGAAGTGTCAAATGTTGGCGCATCATATGGATGAGCTGTCGGGATAGGCATACTTCCGCCCGCTTTAATTTCCTTCATTTGAGGAATATATGATCCAAGCGTAATCTTAGCTAATGCAGCCATTTCTTCAGCTAGTGGATCATCAGCGTATGGTATTTGAGTAAATTGGCTTCCACCCGACGCAAATGGCCGACGTTCCATGCTTTCAGGGACAAGTCCGCCCATTGATGACCCACCAGCTGCAAAGTGGCCACGATCCGCAGCCTTATTGGTAGCATCATTGTAATCGACAACACGCATACCATCATCGCGACGGTAGACAGCATTTGGATTGCGCTTTTCAACTTCTTGAGCACTAAGACCAATTTGCGTACGTGGATCGCCTTTATAGTTGTACTTATAAAGGTTCTGACCATCAAAGGTCTTACCAATAGGCTCCATGTTTTCTTTAAGGCGCTCATCTGATGGCGTCATATAACCCAACAATGACGTGCCAAGGCCAAGTGCAGCATTCATTGGATTTGGAGCCGGAGTAGTGGCCGTGCTCGTACCACCCTGACCAGCGCCAAGGCCGGAAGCCATGTTTGCCAAGCTACCCAATGTCTGGAATGGATATGCCTGTTGCTGAGCGAACTGTTGATATGCAGCTGCGTTCTGAGCTTGCTGAACTGCGTACGGAATAGCTCCAGCCGCGGACAGCTGTTGAGCGCCAGTCATGCCAGCCGTTTGAGCGCCAGCCCCTAACTGTCCATATTGAGCACCAGCGGCCAATGACATTGGAACCGTTTGAAGTGCCGCGTTTTGAGCCGATGTTCCAAGCTGACCGTACTGAGCACCAAGAGCACCCAACTGTTGAGCGCCCTGCATAGCAGCATTTTGAGCGCCGGTGCCAAGTTGACCGTATAGTGATGCTTGCTGCTGAGCCAATGGCATACCCTGAAGTGCCGCGTTCTGAGCCGCGGTACCTAATGCACCATATTGACCAGCCGCACCCATTCCTTGGCCAGCAATGTTTGCAATATTAGCAGCACCCTGTTGCTGAGCTTGACCGGCATTAATAAGAGCCTGTTGAGCCTGTCCACCAAGTTGACCATACTGATTGGCTAGGCCACCAATCTGTCCGTACATAGAACCCTGCTGCCCAGCGATACCCGCCTGAGCGCCAAGGCCAGACAAATAATTCTGTGCCGCCGATTGGTAGCCAGTGTTAGCCATCTGGCCAAGCGTTTGACCCATAGCAAGGTTCTGCTGGCCCATAAGAGCCGCCTGAGCCACCTTGCCACGATCTCCACCGAAAGCACCCTGCTGAATTGCGCTTCCCTGAAGTTGCTGTTGCTGCTGTTGATTTTGATTCTGCATCATTGCAGCCGTTGAACCCATCGCATTCTGCAAATAAGGATTCATGTAACCTTGAACGCCAGCCGCATAATTCGGGGCATTGTAACCCTGAGAAATACCACCCAATCCGCCGATAGTCTGCCCAAGCCCACCAGCCGCGCCCATCGTACCCATCTGAGCAGCCTGATAACTTGGCTGAGCCGCATACGTTGATTGCATCAGCGGCCTCATGCCAGCCTGAGCAGCGCCCGCAGCTTCTTGATATTGAGGCATAGTTCCAGCCGCAAAAGTTTGAGCACCCTGAAAATAAGGTTGCGCCACTCCCAAGCCTTGGTTCAAAATATCTTGAGCTTGCCCAGCCGCTCCATACCCCGCCTGATAAGCTGGCTGAGCCGCATTCATGTTCATTCCAGCTTGCTGTGCAGCGGCACCCGTCAGATCAGTAGCCGCGCCATAATAAGGCTGGGCAACATTTTGGCCTTGAGCAATTTGGTTCATGGCAGTATTCGTCGCGCCATAACCAGCCTGATATCCGGGCTGTGCGGCCTGAGAATATTGCTGAGCTTGATTGATGCCAGCTTGCTGAGTAGCATTGATATCAGGAACTAGCTGCCCCTGATACTGCTGGTAAGGTTGCTGCTGAAGGGCTTTACCCTGCTCAGTTATGTACTTGTACATATCCTGAACAGCCTGTGGAGGCGCACTCGTGGACGTAGTGGTGGCTGAACCCTTGGAACCCATCGTATAACCCTCAATCTACTTCTTCGTCAGTAGAACCTGTTTTCGCGCCCCATAGGAAAAACGCCCCAGCGGGTTCACCAAAGTTACGCTCGTATAAAGCTATCTTAGCACTTGTTCTAGTATTTGACAAAACCCCAATCATCAAAGGAAGTTCAAGGTCTGTCGCAACTTTCTTAGCAAATTCAATCAGTTTCTGGACCCGTGATTCTTTGGCATTACGATAATCTGGATGCACAAAGACACACATTTCTTCCAAGAACTGTTTCTCCGAATACCAATAGTTGGCCACTCGCAAAACAACCAATCCTTCAAGTTTATCTTTCGGTCCAATGACGCCGATAATACCGTTGTTCTGTGTCAGTTGTGGCCACAGTGCTTCGGCAACCTTAACGTCATTAAAGTCAAACAAACCATTCTCTTTATGGACAATACGCGCCAAGTCCATAATGCCGAATAGGTCGTCTCTGGTGGCAACCCTGACGCGGGCTGGGGTAGTGATTAGCTCAATTTTGCGGTTCTTCCGTGCACTCTTTGACAGACGAACACGTTTTTTAGTCTCTACAATTTGCATTTATTAGTCCTTCTTTGGGCCGGGTAGTTTACTCAGTGTCCTTATTAAGTCCTTGCGAGCCAAAACGACAAAATCGTCCAACAAATTATGGCCATGATCGATATCGCCATCACCAATTGAAGTGACAACACTAGGAGGAATAACATATTCCCCTCCAGCAGCGACAATAGGCGCGAGAGACCTGTCATTACTATTTTTATCACTTTTAGACCGCATATTTCCGCTATTTGAATTATGATCGTGACAAAGACTATCCAGAACATCAAGCCCTGCATCGGTATTTCCCTCACCTAATGCCGACACGATGTCAGCCGGAATGACATATGATCCAGCCGGAACATGCATATTAAGGTGATCGGTTCGCCCAGCCACTGCGGCATGAATTGGTCCAACATGAGCACGCGAATCATGCGCCGCACGATCTGAGACATCTGCATTGGTTAACGGGTCGGGAATGTCACCGCCAGATGCCTTCTTAGAACGAGCAACATTCAATGCCGCCGCTATGGCTTGATCTTGAGGATGACCTGAATGGATCATTTCCCTTATATTGGAACTGATCGTTTTCTGTGACTTACCGTGTGCTAGTGGCATGACCTATACCTTAATTTGATGCGCCAGATATCTTAAACGTAAGGTTTGTGGTGCCAGCGTAAGCCTGTATTGTATAATTTGAATCTAAAGCAGTACCGCCCCGCCACGAAATTGTCGTGTGAGCGGCGATGGCTGCGGAATAATAAAGAGCATTTGTAGCATTTGCAGTGCCGCCAGACGGAACAAAACAAATAGTAAATGTGTCGGCTGACCCCGACGTATTACAAATGTCTATTCCAGTGAGTGTATACTGGAGCGTATTTGGCACCGTGTACAAGATATTAGCTGATGTTGTTGACTGAACCGTTGGAGATGGATCGGCGATGTAGACATAAGACATATAGGAAAGGATTTGCGCTAAATTGTTAATAGCGACAACACCGTTTTTCTGTGTAGTGAGAATATCGTCTAAAGATGCGATGGTAGCCTCCTATTAAAATTT